AGCTTTTTTAGTAGCTTTTTTAACTCCACGGTACTGTTCAAGGTCGCTCAAACACTGATCCAAGAATTCAATGATGCGACGAAAATCCGCAGCACGATAATGCTTGTACGCTTCGGTTAGTTGGGCATCGTCCTTGCTGCGAGCCAGCTCAAACTCGTCTTTTTTGCCAGTAAAATATCGTTCAAATTTACCAATTTGAGCCTGTGGTACTTTGCTAGCAGTAAGATAGTCATAGCATTTAAATTTTGGATCCTGTCCTGCGATTACAGTATCCAAATGGCCTTCGATTTCGCCTAACGTTTCCGCAGTACGCTCAGCCAACCTGTCTTGAATACTTGGGCGACTGGCTACTTCTGCGGGGGTCGGGGTTACCTGGGGTTTTTCTTTGGCACCAGTGGTACTTTCAACTTTATCTTCAATGGATGACAACAATGTTTTGACCAAATAATCTTTGTGCTTGGGCTTCAACGGCATTCCTGCACGATTAGCCATAATGAGATTGCATACGGTCATTGGTACCCAACTGTCATTCTTCAGCAATTGTCGGACTTGGTCCGCAGTAAAACTGTCCGAAGATTTAATCCAATCATTTACCTGCGGGCGGCAATCTTTTTGATTGTAGAAATAGTTATAGTAAAAGAAGCTCTTGCGCATTTTATGATCAAATTCTTCGTCGCTGTATTCCAGCGCGGCTTCAGTGTCCCACGCAGGTTCGCCGCCAGTATATTTCTCATCAAAAAATGCAGGATTACGGACTTTCTTTTCTTTAGTTTTGACTTTGATACCGGCTACCTTAGGCATATTTTGCTCCAAAAAAACACATAGACTAACTATTATAGCTGTATTTGGTTAGCTTGTCAACCATAAATATTTAATAACTATTCGGGATACCACTGTGCCTAGACTGAGCTTATGGCGTGATCGTCATTCTAACGACTACAAATTTTTTGACAAAACTATATCCGAAATGTTCACAGTCGGTGGCACCGGTGTTCTCATACACAAATATTTAGGTTCGGCTAACACTGGCAGTGGTGATGCTACACAACCACAGTATGATACACTAGATCCAACAAATATACAAGATTTGTTGTTTATCGAAAATCGTGACAGAAAATATGACAGCACAGTTTATCCTATGCGAGGAATATATAATGTCAGTGACAGTGATTTTGATCTCACACAGTTTGGTCTATTTCTACAAACTGGTACAGTATTTTTAACCTTTCATTTGAATGATATGGTAGCGTTGTTAGGACGCAAAATAATGGCTGGTGATGTAATAGAATTGCTACATCTTAAAGACTTCGATGCCTTAGGTGATGTGCCAGCAGCTCTTAAAAGATTTTATGTTGTAGGTGATTGCAGTAGACCATCAGAAGGCTTTAGTCAAACTTGGTGGCCCCATCTTTGGCGTTGTAAAATGAATCCATTAGTAGACAGTCAAGAATACAAAGATATTTTAGATAAGATACAGAATCCCGGTGACGATGACGAAAAAACTCTTCGAGATATTGTCAGTACCTATGACAAATACAGTCAAATCAATGATGCAATATTGACTCAGGCCGAAGCAGATGTTCCCAAAAGCGGCTATGATACTTCAGCCTTTTATATTAAACCCTATAACGAGGACTACGGCCCAACTGCTGAGCCCGGGCTTACCGCAGACAATGATGTTACGGTCATGGTGGATGCCAGCAGCATCAGCAATGTAACCGCAGACAGCTTTAGAAATACACCTGACTATAAAATGCATGGCTATCTAACCGGTGACGGACTAGGACCAAACGGCCTGCCAGTGGGATCAGGTATCAGCTTTCCGGACAGTCCGCAGGAAGGTGATTATTTCCTACGCTTAGACTATTTGCCTAATAGATTGTTTAGATTCAGTGGTCGTCGTTGGATCAAAATTGAAGATGCAGTACGCAGCGGTCTTACTCCTGGTGCTGATAATAATAAAACTCAACGTAGTACATTTGTCAACAATAACAAAACCTATGTTGATTACAAAGGCGATGTGCAACCTGAGCGTCAAGCCCTTAGCAAAGTACTTAAACCTAAGTCAGATAACTAATGAACAACTATACAACATTTTTCTACGATCAACAAACAAGAAGATTTCTTATTCAATTCATACGCATATTGAGTAATTTTCAAGTTGAAGTTGGCAAAGATCAAGATAACAACTCGGTGCTGAAACGTGTGCCTGTTTTTTATGGAGACCCTAATAGACAGGCCAGTCAAATACTACGAAACAACAGCGAAAACTCCATGCAGAGTGTGCCAGCTATCGCTGTTTACATAACTGGATTTGAATTTGATCGAGAACGATTACAGGATCCTACATTTGTTAGTAGGGTAAATGTTAGAGAAAGAGCCTATGATGAAGTCAATCAAGTTCTAACTAGTCGGCAAGGCAATACGCTGACTGTGGAGCGTATGATGCCGGTGCCATGGAAATTGACTATCAAAGCCGATATATGGACCAGCAGCACAGAACAAAAATTCATGCTATTAGAGCAGATTGCGGTTTTATTTGCACCTAGTTTTGAAATACAAAACACAGATAACTATCTGGATTGGACCAGTCTTAGTACTGTGCTACTAACTGGCAGCACGTTTAGCAGTAGAACAGTTCCAGCCGGACCAGAAGAAACTATTGATATAGCTACTTTAACTTTTGAACTGCCTATATGGATAAGTGCACCAGCCAAAGTAAAGAAATTAGGTGTTATACAAAAGATCATTGCTCGTGTGTTTGATGACAGTGGTGGCCTAGACGACGGTATAGCCGATGATGGAACACTGCTGTCTACTCAACATTTTACATTTTTAAACTTTGGGTTGACACTACAAGGTAATCAGGTCAGACTGGTTAAAATGTCCGACACCACTGAAGACAATGAAATTGACTCTATGTTGGCCGGTCGAAGACAATACAGTTGGTTTGAAGTTATAGAAGTCTACGGTAAACTGCAAAATGGTATCAGTCAATTGCGTTTATTGCAAAGCAATGGCAGCGAAGTAATAGGTACAGTAGCCTATCACCCAGCTGATAGCACAATATTGTTATTTAATGCTTTCAACGATACCTTACCGGCCAATACCTTACCTCCAGTAAACGCAATTATAAATCCACAAAAGGTCGCAGTCGACAGTGATTTACTCAATCCTGCACCGGGCACCAGATATTTGATTCTCAGTGACATAGGTGCCGAAGGTGATGAAGAAGGTAGTCCAATTTGGAATAGAGATGGGTTGGTGCCATTGGTTGCAAAAGCCAACGATATAATTCAATGGGATGGTCGCAGATGGTCTGTTAGCTTTGCCAGTCAGACAATAAATTCCGTTCACTATATAACAAACTTAAATACTGGAACACAGTACAAATGGCAAGATGGTCAATGGACCAAAAGCCTTGAAGGTCGTTATAATTCAGGTGAATGGAGTTTAGTTTTGTGATACAAAGTACCGGCGCACTAATATTGAGTTCGTCCACTCAACGATATCTATTTTTATTACGTAATGGACCCAAATATCCAGGCACATGGGGCTTGCCTGGAGGAAAATTAGAGCAGGGTGAAACTGTCAGTGAGGCTCTGCACAGAGAAATACACGAGGAACTAGGTGGTGTAATCAAGGATGCTCAACTAATCCCTTTAGAAACATTCACCAGCGAAAACAATAAGTTTTGCTATCACACATTTTTGATAGCTGTTGATTATGAATTTGTTCCAGAATTAAATCACGAACATTTGGGCTATGCTTGGTGTCCTATAGATAACTATCCTAAACCTTTACATCCCGGAGTTTGGCGTACGATCAAATTTGATCGTGTGGTTGATAAATTACATACCACTGCTCGTTTACTGCATCAAGGCGTAAAGTATTCAGGATAGTATTTGGCTAACCATGCCATTGCATCAGCTTCATCGGTAAATGGACCACCGTCATCGCTGTCAAAAGGTTGATGTATTACATGTCTTTCCAGATTGTAGACATCAAGTATACCATTGGCATATCTGGCTGTAATAGTTTCTCTAAGTCGCATCCTAATCTCCTACTGTACTGTATTTATTAGGATTTTCTACGGAAATGATAGTCGCCATCGGGGCCATTATTACAGAACATACCATATAACTCAAAGCCCAAACTGTTCATATATTCGATCACTGATTCTCTTAGAGGAGCACCACGATTATATTCAACCACTTGTAATTCTAAAATTACATCTTTTACGTTAGCAAGTATTTCTTCTGCACCATGCAATATGTCCATTTCTGCGCCCTGCACATCAATCTTTAAGAGATCCGGCATGGGCCAATTATTTTTAGCTCTAACAGCATCCAAAGTAGTAGCTGTCATTTTTTCCGGGTAGTAGGGAACAGCATTAGGATTGATGTCGGTGTTTTCTTGATAATAACTATTTCCACCGGGATTCATCTTGTTATGATAAAAGTCTAATTCTCGACCCTCTTTGTCACTTAAAAGACCTATATTATATTCATAATTTTGTTCTTTATACATAAATTCACAGTCGGGCATGGCTTCAAATAAAAATATTTTAGATTCAGGCCAAACTTCCCGAGCTACTGATGTCCAATGTAGTACACAGGCACCGACATCATAGATAATATTAGGGCCGATACCAAACTCTTTTAATTTATGCAGATAATCAATGTGCGGCTTGGGCAACATTCTGGCATTGCCCAATTCACGTAGTCTGTTTTCGACTTGATTGGTAACTACAACTTCAGCGTCAATACTGTTATCAACTTGAAATGTTGTTTGCCCGATGTGTCGGCATTGAATCGTAGTATCTGCATATAATTTAAATCCTTTGGTCAATGCTTTACGACAAAAGTCAACATCCTCGCTGATAGTATTTGCATGATCTATGGCAGAATAATATTTGAATTGTGGGTAACCGATTGCTTTTAAAACTTCGGACTTGACTAACACACAACCAAAGCCCGATCCGGCGATTTCTACTAGACCACGCCCTTTTATTTTAGAGTAGGGAATATTATTGACTCCACCACGTTCATTGTGTTCGTAGACCTCTAGTATATGTTGACCGGATTTTCTTTGAATATATAAACCAGAAACATAATCCACATTGTGATTGAGCAGACGAACCAAGGTGTCAGGGGCGAACGCTATGTCACTGTCTACACTAAACAAATAATCATAACCACGTACCACCCAGTCGGCTATTAGATTTCTTACTTGATCAATATTGTATCCGTAAAAATATTGGAAATCACAATGATAACCATTGGGTACAATCAAATCGTAGATACTTTTGAAAGTGTCGGGTTCAATATTTCTGGCTGTAGGTATAGCAATTAAAATCTTTTTAGGTCCGTGTTTTTGAATTTGTTTCATTTGTGGAGTTACTGTGGCAGATATAGATGTTGAGGAAGACTCCGAAGTAAAATTACTAATGGTCATTTTTTTTACTATTTCCTTTGCATTTCGATTTTGCTCTATGCCATTTACTTTGTAATCATTTAAAGGATTGATGTCGTTGTAATTATAAACAATATCCTGTAAGCATCGTACACGAGTTGGATCTGCTGCTTCAATTAGTGCATAGAACACTGACCCATCACCGCCGGCGCGATACCAATCGCCATTATTATCCTTAAAAGCATTATCATCTATACGGCTAATTAAATGCTGTTTGAATGTTCTTAGATGCGTATAAGGTAATATCCAATTAAAATGATGCTGTCTATAGGCTCGTGCCTGTTTGATGTGTTCAGGATATGGTTGGCTGATCAAAGGTATACGATCAACCATGCTCCAACAACTACCATAGGTAAATTCAGCCCCCTCGCGATATATTTTGTTATAGTATTGGAATATGCTGTTGTCGTTGACCAGAGTATCATCACCGTCTAACAACATTACAATACTATCAGCTCGCAGTTTACGTATGGTATTGATTTGATTATAAACTGCACCACGTCTCTCTATATTTTTTATCAGTGTATAACGCTGTCGGATATCAACGGGCAGTTCATTTATAGCATTTTGTGCCTCTTGATGTGTGTTATCGGTGCTGCAATCGTCTATTAGAATATGTCGATAGTTGTCATAATCTTGCTGTGCTACACTAAGAATACAATCCCTAATATATTGTTCACAATTATAAAAAGGACTTACTACAACAATCTCGGCTTCTGAGCCAACACGCCGTGTCTCCATTTCTACAGGATTAGTAAATCTACGTTTATAAACTTGATGTATTCTATGATTTATATCTGATGTACGTCTATATTCATCTCTGCTTAGATACAGTCCAATTTTTTTATAAAAATGCTGTTTCCACTGTATAGCAACGGTATCCCATCCGGCAATGTCTTTTACAATGTTACAATAATATTGTTTTTGTTGATGTAGATAAGTGTTACGATATGCTTCTACTGCGGTTTTAACAAATTGTTCAACCTGTCTATCTGTGTTTATGTCAGTGAATA